AAAGGCAGGGGTAGGGTGGCGGGTCAGTCTAAATCGGCTGATAAGGGCTTAACGCTCGCCGACCTTGCAGGGGGTATGACTGTTGTAGTGGACTCGAACACTAACAGACTGCAACCTATAAACGATAAGAAGCGGCACCCCGATACCAACCTCGCCGCATCGGTCGCCACTATGGCGCTCGCAGGGTTTACCCAAAAACAGATTACCGATGCTCTGCGAATCAGCGCCGAAACTCTGCACGAGCACTACAAATACGAGCTCGAAAATGGCCGCGTCAATACGATGGCACAGGTGGTCGGCTCCCTCGCGCAACGTGCGATCGCCGGCAGCGACACGGCCGCGATTTTCCTGGCAAAAGCCAGGCTAGGATGGTCTGACCGTCAATCGGTAGAGCTGACCGGCAAGGATGGCGGGCCAATTGAAATCGCGCAGCGCACGGAAATATTGCAAACCGTGAATGGGCTGCTATCGAAAGGAATCACGATAGACGGCGAGGCGGAGCCGCTAGACTAAAAAAAGGGCGGTGGGAAGTCCCGCCCCAAAGGGTTGCACACTGAAACTGTTATGCGGCCAATTGCTCGCGCACTACTTTTGCCATGCTGCGGCCGTGCGCCACGTAGGCGACCACGGCAACGCCCTTGCTATAGCACGCACGACACGCACCACACTTGCCGGCATTGTTTGCGGCATGGCACAGCGTAGCGCCGGCCGGCACAGCATCGATTGACGGCACGATGGTCGAACCATGCACCCCGGGAGCGTATTCGCCGGTCACGCTATCGGATGATGGGCGCACCATGACGTTAGGCAGCGCCTGCATGCGCGCGAGTACGTCCGCGAATTTCGGAAACTTGTGCATGCGTGTGGGGAGCCAATGCTGCACATGCGGTGTCGCCTGCATGACGGCAAGGATTTTTTCCGCGAGCGCGAGCGCGTACATATCGCCAGAATCGAACCAGCGAAAATATCGGTCATTCTGTAGCGCCGCGACCATATCCGCCACCCATTCCGGGCGCTCCCAGTCTTCGCGATTTTCGATGCGCGGATTTTTGACGTTGGGGTATCGGTAATTACCGCCGACAGCGTAGCAACCCATGCATGCCGGCACCAATTGACCATCGGCACCAATTGAACCGGGACAAGTGTCGCGAGCGACTAGCGACCACGATCGAACACCATCGAGTTTCGATGTGACAGATATGCGAATCATGCTGCAACCCTCGCGCGACGATTGGCAAAAATGATCGAACACTCGCGCATGATTTTGACGATAGTCGGGTCGCTCTTCGAATAGTCTTCGAGCGAATAACCTAAAACGTCGAGCGAAATGCGCGCGAGTGTTTCAGGGTGCGACACTGGCACGACCGTAACGATATACCGCGCGACATTCGCGACAGCGGTAACAGTGTGGAGCGATTTTGTAAGCCTAGGAAAAAACATGTGTGCATTCCTCGTGTTGTGTTATCGAACGGTGACAGATTGCACACATTCCGCGCCGTTGTCAAGCATTCCGCTACAGCGACCACCACGCGGACAGAATGCACGCCAGTATTGACAACGCACGCGCAAGTAATAACCGCGCACACGCGCCAGGTATAACCGCGCATACGCACGCACGCGCACGCGGTCTAATCGCGCAAATACCCTAGGGACCCCTATAAATCGCGCACGCGCACGCACGAAAAACGCGCACGGGGGGCCCACGTTTCGTGGGGGCGGGGTGACGGGTCCCATACGCCAATTCACAATTCCCACCCACCACCACTTTTACTTGCACTACCCCCTTGCGCACAATTACTCTAGGGTCCCATGCTGTATACCGGAGCCGCCCCATTACCCCGCCACACGTATGCGTATGTGGAGCCGAATGCGATAGGGACCCACGACTGGCTGCGGGTAGCTTGGTTTGGGTTAGTGAGTCACCCCGGTCGCACTTGGGGGTGTCATGTGATGTTGGAGTGCGGGGCGGTGTACCGGAACGTGCCGTTACACAAGCTTGCGCACAAAATCACAGGGTCCCCTTGGGACCCCGCCGACGCACAGACTTGGGATTGCTACGGGCACCACTTCAGCATGTTGGAGTATCCGTTTCTTGAGGGTACGCGGATGCGCACCCGGCTACGGTCTAAGCAGGAGCACACGGGGAATTACTTATTTACTGCGATTCCGATGCTGGATGGATTCAGTCTGGAGCCGGAACAATCGAAGGAGTTTTACTTCATTAAACTGGACAACGGGCGTTATACAGCGCAACCTACGAACCACGTTTTGGTGTTGGATAAATCGTTTATTACTGAATCCAACTGGCCTAAGTTGAAGCGTCAAACTGATGTATGGAGTGTTGACAATGGCAACGAAGTCTAAGGTAAACGCAGCGGGCAATTACACGAAGCCTGAGATGCGCAAGAAGTTGTTTAACGAGATCAAGGCATCTGCCACTCAGGGCACGGCAGCGGGGCAATGGTCAGCTCGCAAAGCTCAGTTACTGGCTAAGCGGTACAAGGAAAAGGGCGGCGGGTACAGGGATTAACCATGAAACCCTCACAAAAGTCACTGAAGGACTGGACTGCTCAAGAGTGGACCACGAAGTCTGGAAAGCCCTCATCAAAGACGGGCGAGCGTTACTTGCCGAAGGCTGCGATTGAATCGTTAACGCCGCAGGAGTACGCACGTACAACGGCAGCGAAGCGCGAGGGCAAGGCGAAGGGCAAGCAATTTGTAGCGCAGCCGAAGTCAATAGCGAAAAAGACTGCGCGATATCGATGATTCAGTCTGCCCAGGGGGTTCCTGCACCTCCGCCGTTAGACATGAACGATCCTCTGATCAAGGAGCTGAACAAGCTCCCGACGGATGATTTGATTGCGTACGAGAACCGGCTGAAGTGGGTGAATCAGAGGCATAAGCACCAGAAGCCCCCGAAGGGGGATTGGACAGTCTGGCTCTTGCTGGCGGGACGCGGAGCGGGTAAGACTCGAGCCGCAGCCGAATGGGTGTGGTGGCAGGCTTACAAGGCGCCGGATACGCGCTGGTTGGTGTGTGCACCGACCTCAGCGGACATTCGCGATACGTGTTTTGAGGGTGATTCGGGCTTGATGCAGGTGATGCCTGAGCGTGTTGTTCAAGAGTACAACAGGTCGCTATCGGAAATTATTCTGAAGAATGGTTCGCTAATCAAAGGCATTTCAGCGGAGACGCCTGATCGGCTGCGTGGTGGGCAATGGCACGGTTGTTGGACTGACGAGCTGGCTGCGTGGCAGTACGATCAAGAGGCGTGGGACATGATTATGTTTGCGCTTCGATTGGGGAAACACCCGAGGATTGTAGCGACGACGACACCGAAGCCGAAGGCGTTGATTCGGGATTTGATTTCGCGTGATGGTGCGGATGTACACGTAACGCGGGCAAGCACGTACGAGAACATTGCGAATTTGGCTCCGACTTTCCAGCAGCAATTGCTGAAGTTTGAGGGCACGACACTGGGGCGCCAGGAAATTTACGCAGAGGTTTTAAACCCTGAAGAGCAGGGGATTATCAAGCGCAATTGGGTGAAACTCTGGCCGGCGAAGAAGCCGTTACCGGCGCTTGAGCACATTGTGATGAGCTTGGACACGGCATTTACGGAGCAGACGAGGGACAAGAAGACGTCGGATTCGGACCCGAGTGCGTGTGTGGTGTTGGGTTTGTTCTACGAGAACGAGAAGCCGAACATTATCTTGTTGGATTGTTGGGAAGACCGGTTAGGGATGCCGGAGTTGATTAAGAAGGTGAAGCGGGAGATGGAGGTTTACTACGGGGAGGACGATCAGAAGCCGATTATCAAGCCGATGTACGGTCCTTCGCGGATGATTAACACGGGTCGGAAGCCCGATACGATAGTGATTGAGGACAAGGGCAGCGGGATTTCGCTCCGTCAGATGCTCTCTAGGGAGGGGATTCTGGCGCATGCGTATAACCCTGGGAAGGCATCAAAGCTGACCCGATTGCACATGGTGAGTCACTTATTTGCCCGTGGGATGGTGTGGTTTGTGGAGAGTGAGAAGCGTTCCGGGCATGTTAGATCATGGGCGGAGCCGCTTTTATACCAATTGTGTTCGTTTTCGGGGGAGGGGACGATCAAACACGATGATTTGATGGATGCTTGCACGCAGGGATTACGTTTCCTAGCGGACAGGGATAGGATAAGCGTGAGTAAACCTAAGCCGGTGCAGCCGCGATTGATTGTGAACGAGCGTCCGAGGGGAAATCCGTA